TACGATGAAGTTTTTGAAGATGATGATTAAACTATGAATGTAAAACTTGTTACTGTTACTCCTGATGCGGAGCAACTTATGGCATATGTTGCCAGAGTATCTAACCCATCTAATCAGGATAATGAAAAATATGCAGGACTATTAAAGTATTGTATTAAGCACAACCATTGGTCTGTGTTTGAACAGTCTTCTATGACTCTTGAGATAGAAACTACTCGTGCTATTGCTGCACAGATATTAAGACATCGTAGTTTTACATTCCAAGAGTTCTCTCAAAGGTATGCTGCTAGTACTGCATTAGGTACTATTGATTTGCCAGAACTTCGTAGACAAGATACAAAGAATCGTCAGAACTCTACTGATGATTTGGATTCTAAGATGGTAGAGACATTGAACAAACAGATGGAAACTTTGTTTAGTTCTTCTCTGGCACTTTACAATCAGATGTTAGAGGATGGTGTTGCTAAAGAGTGTGCTAGAATGGTACTACCTTTATGCACTCCTACCAGAATCTATATGACTGGTTCGTGTCGTTCTTGGATTCATTATATCAATCTAAGGTCTGCACATGGCACTCAGAAAGAGCATATGGTAATTGCAGAAGCATGTAGGAAAGTGTTTACCGAACAGTTCCCTGCAGTCTCAGAAGCCCTTGAATGGGTCTAAATAATTTTACAAAATCTAAACAACTATGCCTACATATCCAGTAATACATAAAGAGTCTAAAGAAAAGAAAGAATTGTCTATGACAATGGCAGCTTATGATCAGTGGAAAAAAGACAATCCCGATTGGGATAGGGATTGGTCTGAAGGATGTGCTAGTCAGTCAACTGAGTTTAAGTGGACTGGAGAAGCAAAATCTAGTGGTTGGAATGAAGTATTAGATAGAGCATCGAAACAACCTGGTGCTAATGTTCGTAAAAATCGTGACTATAGTTTCTAATGCCAGCTAAAAAAAGAAACGGAAATGGATCCCAGAGTGGGATTGGTAGCATGAGTAATAAGCAACTCAAAAGAAAGAAACCAGTAAATTCTGATGTCATGGTTGATATTAAACCATTAACTGATAGTCAGAAAAAAGTTTTTGATGCTTACCAAAAAGGTAAGAATATATTTGCTTATGGTGCTGCTGGTACTGGTAAAACTTTTATAGCATTGTACCTTGCTCTTAAGGAAGTCTTAGATCAGATGACACCTTATGAGAATGTGTATATTGTTCGTTCTTTAGTATCAACCAGAGAGATTGGATTCTTACCTGGTGATCATGAGGATAAGTCTTTCTTATATCAAATCCCATACAAGCATATGGTAAAATATATGTTTGAGATGGCTAGTGATAGTGAATTTGAAATGCTTTATGGAGCATTGAAAACTCAAGAGACTATTAAGTTCTGGTCTACATCATTCATCCGTGGTACCACATTGGACAATTCTATTATTCTTGTTGATGAAATGCAAAACTTGAATTTTCATGAACTTGATAGTATAATAACTCGTGTGGGGGAAAACAGTAAGATTTTATTCTGTGGTGATGCATCACAGTCTGACCTTACAAAGACTAATGAACGTAATGGTATTCTTGATTTCATGAAAATCATTAGTGCAATGGAAGATGATTTTGCTTCTATTGAATTTGGTCTTGATGATATAGTTCGTTCTGGACTTGTTCGTAAGTACCTCTTTGCTAAACTTGCTCTTAATATGTAATGTTCACTTTTCTTGATCATTTAAAAGAAGAAGTTGACCTTGAAGCACAAACCATAGACGGAACTAGATTCTATAAGGTTCCGTCTGGTAAGATGTATCCATCAATTACTTCGGTGACTAGTTTCTACAATCGTGAGGTCTTCGTTAAATGGAGAAAGAGGGTTGGAGATGCAGAGGCAAATAGAATTACCAAAGAGTCTACCTTTCGTGGTACAAAGTATCATGATGTGGTAGAATACTATATTAAGAATGGAACTATTGATGGTTGCAGTATGCTTCCATCTACAAAGTTTTTATTTTTACAATCAAAAGAAAACCTTGATCGTATAGATAACATACACGCATTAGAGAAGTCACTATATAGCGATTATCTTGGCCTTGCTGGTAGAGTTGACTGTATAGCAGAGTATGATGGAGAACTTGCAGTCATTGACTTTAAGACTTCAGCAAAAATTAAACCCGAAAAATGGATTCAGAACTATTACGTTCAGGAAACAGCATACGCTTGTATGTATTATGAGATGACTGGTATCCCAGTTAAAAAATTGATCACTATTATGGTAGCCGAAAATGGCGATTGCAAAGTTTATGAACAACGTAACAAGGGTGAGTATATTAGACTTCTTACCAAATACATTAAGAAATTCGTTGATTACAAAACAGGAGAACATGGAACCCAAGAATAAAGTAGATAACTTGATGAAGGAGAAGTTCTTATGTCAAGCAAGATTTGCAGAGGAGATTGAGAAGTTAGTTAAGACTTATAATTTTAACTACATTGATGCTATTCTAACCTTTTGTGAAGAGAATAAAATAGAAATGGAATCGATATCTAAGCTTGTATCGAAACCACTCAAAGAAAAGTTAAAGTGTGATGCTATCCATCTTAACTTCATGAAGAAAACTTCTCGTGCTAAACTACCTTTATGAAACCTCTTGAGGTCTATCAAAGTTACTTAGCATTCAAGAATCATTTTACCAAACAGAAGTATGATTACTTCAAGTATGGTGGAAGATCACGAGCATCAGAAGGTGCATTTAATAAGAGAAAGGATCGTTACTTCTTTGAGAGAATGTCACGGAAGAAGAATGACGATGAGATTAAAGAATTCTTTCTTGCAAATTTTAGTCAGGCATCTGACTCTAATCAGGTATGGATTGGTCCTATAATTGATGGTGGAGAGAAAGTATATAATGAATGGGTAGAGCATAAGGAGAATCTCTTCGAGACTTTTAAAAGTAACTCAGAAGATATGATGGACAGTTATGATTACGATGAGTTCTTTGATTGTAAGAAAGGACACCCACCTATATTGAAAGAACACTTGGGTGGTAAACTCTCTATTGAAGAATTGGTAATCTATGATAAAATATTCTCATATGTCAAGAACTATGATAAAAAACTCTTAGATCCTGTGTGGGAAACCGTCAGTCTAAAGATAAAAAAGTATAGTTCTTTCATAAATATTAATGTAACTGAGTATAAAAACTACTTAGTTCAAAGAGTAAAGGAGAGGTATCATTAATGAGTGATTTCTTTAAATCAGATCAGGTTCAAAATTCTATAATGGAATTGACAGCACTTCAGCAGCAACTAGCCACTGAGATGCCATATCTTCCTCGCATGAATCATAATCAGAAGGTTGAGCATCTAACAACGCTCAAAACTTTTCTTGAGAAGCAGAAACTTTTCTTCTTTCGTATCTCTTTATCTAACGATAAGGAGGCTGTAGAGATGAAGGAACGGTTGATGGAAGCTGCTAAGATGTTTGGAGTGCAAGATGAAATTAATACTATGGATGCATTCTTTGAAAAACTGAATAGTACTATAGAACAAATTGAAGCAAGTATTGACAACTAGACTCTTTTACATTATAATACACACATATCCAAATTTATCCGCATGTCATTCGCAAAACTAAAAAAACAATCCAGATCAGGTTCCCTTACTGATAAGTTAATTAAGCAAGTTGAGAAACTCAACGATAAGGGAAGCAACGTAGACGAACGTATTTGGAAACCAGTCGTAGACAAGTCTGGTAATGGTTATGCTATTATTCGTTTCCTTCCAGAACCAGAAGGATGTGAACTACCTTGGGCAAGAATATATACACACGCATTCCAAGGGCCTGGTGGTTGGTTTATTGAAAACTCACTCACCACATTAGGACAGAAAGATCCTGTCTCAGAACATAATTCCCAACTGTGGAATTCTGGTTCCGATGCTAACAAAGAGATAGCACGTAAGCAAAAGCGTAGGTTATCATATTACAGCAACATCTATATTGTTAGCGATCCTGCTAACCCTGAGAACGAAGGTAAGGTATTCTTATACAAGTATGGTAAGAAGATCTTTGATAAGATTCAGGAAGCAATGAAGCCTGAGTTCGCAGATGAAACAGCAATCAATCCATTTGATTTCTGGGGTGGTGCAAACTTTAAGTTGAAGATCCGTAGAGTAGAAGGTTATCAAAACTATGATAAGTCTGAGTTCGATAAACCAAGTGCTCTCTTTGATGATGACGATAAATTAGAAAAGATCTACAATACTTTGTATGATCTTAATGATTTCACTGCACCAGATAAGTTCAAGACTTATGATGCACTTAAGACTCGTCTTGAGAATGTTCTTGGTTTAAATCAACCAGCGAAACGTCCTGTTCTTGATGAGGAGGTTGAAGATGAGGATACAGGTCGTGCTCCATTCCAATCATCAGCACCAACTCCTTCTCCTGAACCAGTAGTAAGTTCTTCTGATGAAGATGAAGATGAATCTCTGAGTTACTTTTCGAAGTTAGTTAATTCCTAAACAAAAAGACCCCTTCGGGGGTCTTTTTTTATACCCCAGTAGTGTTTGGGTTATATGATTTCTTTATCGTCTTAGATATGTATTGTGATGTCCTTTCATACTTCATTATCTTTCTTAGATCTGAGATGAACATTGAGATATATTCAGATTTTAATATTTTTATTTGTCTCTTGTCATCATTCTTCTTTCTTTCGTATTGAGAGTTAGTTACTTGTTGTACTGGAGTGAATGTCTTATCTTTAACTTGGAAAGTAAAATTACTATCCACTTCCAATCCACCTTCTAAAAGCATTAAACCATTTGCATCTTTTAATTCAGTCGTTTCATAATGATGTACGTTTTCTGTATTAGTGACACCATATTTTTCTACCATATAATTATATAAATCATTGTTGCTTAAAGGCCATTGATCTCTTATGTTAATAATATTATTCGTAACTAATATAATCCAATCTAATTCTGGATCACCGTATACATTTTGTGCAACAACATCAGGTCGCATATTATCTGAAACTTGATAGTATTCAAAACCAGTAATTGCTTGATCAACATCACTTCTTATCTTTGCTCTTTTAAATAAGTTTTTTACTATAAATCTATTATCATTTCCACTCTTTTCTTTTAAAAGTGAAACGTGTTCTATATCTGGTAGTTCTCTAAAGTATGCCATTAATAACCTACCTCGTCTAGTGATATTTTATAAAGATCTCCACCTGCTTTAGAACCACTAGATCCAGGTGTTTCTCGGAATTGTCTACCAGTTGCAATATCTCCTTGATAATCTGTATCGTATACAGGTTCTAGTTCTTGCATTCTTAATGACATAACTGTACTGACTGGTTGACCTTCTTCATATGCTGACCATACACCATCAGGAGTATAGTTAACTGCACAACCAGTAACAGCACATGTCTTGATTCTATTTACACCTTCAATGTCTTCATCTCTATTTGTTTTATATTGTACATGGAATACATTTGGAGTTCCCAAGTATAATGACGATGCTCCTGCTGCAGTACCACCAGTGCCTTTTATTTTTCTTGCAGCCATTCCTTGCTTAAAGAATCTTATTATGTGTCTGACTTTCTTTGCTTCATACTCATCTCTTGGAGTCATCTTCCAACTGAATGAGAATTCTCTTAGAGCAGGAGAATTGAATAGTAATTCCATATTTGAGTTTGGAATTACTCCAAGTCCTCTTGCTAATATTGCTTCAGGAGAAACTTGTTGTCCTGCCATTGCTAATAATCTAGATTGAATTGCTGCACGTACACTCATACCTCCTGGACTACCTGATGATGCTAAGTCTTGAACACCACTCAGAGTAATGCCAGAATTAGATAGAGCTCCAAGCATAACACCTAAATTACCTAAACCCGAAATAGTCGTTCCACCAAGTACCTCTGCCGCACCTTCAGCTATTTTACCAGTCATTGCCATCGTTGCAGTGGCTCCTAAATTACCACCAATTGCTGACGTAAGTGCAGCAGAGATGTTATTCATTTGATCTGAACCCCATGAAACATTATTTGAATCACTAATGTCTGTTGGCATGGGAAGTCTTACCATTCCAAGATAAGATTCCAATGGTGTATATCTTATAGCACCTTCAGTAGCAAGTTGTAATGGTGACTGATCTTTTTTAGGACTTGAAGCACTTCTATATCCTACAAGGTTTGGTCGTGGTGGTTTATATGTGTATTGTGTTATACGAACATGGTCTTGATTGTATCCTGTTTTTCTATTACTATAAATCGCATCAATAGGATACTTGAGAGGTCCATCTAGCATTAACTCTTTTATTGTATTGAGAGTTACGTCTGTCTTTTTTAAATCTGCGTGAGTTATTGGACTACTATAGAAATTTGTTTGTCCTGTTTTTATATTTTTGTTTAAGGTGCCAAGTTCAAGTTTAGTTAAAATTAAATTTTTTTCTTCATTTGTTTTTACTTCACCTATTTCTGCAATCCAAGGTGGAACTACTCCACCACCATTAGATAATCGTGATTCTAGTATTAGATTTGCTATTCGTAATGAATACATTCTTCTTCTATCAGCATCTCCTAGCTGATCAGGAATATAATCTGGAAGAAGTGGAATATTATTTTCTGCATTTTCAATTGCCCATTGAGACCACGTATCATTGTTAAACAATACTATTGGTTTTCCATCAAGAACTGGACCTCTTTGTACTAGTTCAACGTTACCATTTTTAGTATCCCACCTCAAATCGTACTGATTACTAGCACCAGTGTAAGTCATCAAACCTGAAGTGTTGAAAAAATTAGATTGTACTACTTTGTATCTATCTGACATTAAGGACTATCCCAAACGTGATCTGGTGAGACCATACCATATTTATTAACAAACTTTTCTGTTACTAATTTTGCAATGTCGGACCACTCTTCTGAATCCTCTGGAATAATAAACAAACCATCAATATTAGTAATGAAATACTTATGTAATGTTTTCTTAGGTAGGCGGGCTTCTCTTTTATTTATGAGGGAACCAGCAATAGATGCACGTATGTCTGGACTATAGTAATGTAAGTTGGCACCAAGTATATGCTGATTGGTTATTTCTAGTATGTATGCTAGTGGTCTACGATCCCACCACTGATACTTGTCACCGAATGCTGCAGAGTATGAGAAGTAACATAACTCACCTACTTCTGGAAACCTTTGCTCTGCTACATCTAGAAGATCATTATATAATTCATTAGCAAACCAGTCTGCATCAGTACCAGCAATTGATTTAGATCTTTCAAAGATTCTTCCACCAACGGTAGTGTCGTTTGCTAGTTCTGCTTTCCTTGCAGCATCCCTTTCTTTTCTTTGCCTGAGTGTTTTCCTTGGCATTATTTGATACCTAGATCATCTTCGGTCATAATTTTAAATTCATAGTCTCTATCTCTACAATATTCTTTTGCTGCTTTCCATTTAGCTTGGTTAACTGCATAAGTTCTTACTGAGTATGCCCATGATTTTGTTCTTTTCTTTGGATTAGTTACTGGCATCTTAGTTTCTTTCTTTGGTTTTATTTCTACAACCATTATTCTTCGTCTACCATTGTTGTCTTGATATTTAATTAAGAAATCGGGAAAGTATCTGTGTACTCTATTATCAAGAGGAGAACGATAAGGAATCCAGAATTCTTCTGACTGCCATTCACTCACAGACTCAGTGATGTCACAGTAATTCATGAATTTTTTCTCCCAAAGTGACCTGTAAACTATGTTAGTTGGGTCTCCTTTGTACTTTTTAGGGTGTCTCGGCCTATATTTTCCATTATATGACATACATAGTATAGGATAACTATTTAAACAATATTTAGATGGCACAAATTGCACCACTATATGCAAGGATAACTAACCCCAGAACTACTGATCGTGGACAAGGTTCTTTACCATCAGTAAGGGATTTATATAAAGGTCTATCTCTTAGCAGTCAATTTAAAGTATCATTATTTCTCAATAGAAATAGTAGAAATGCTGATAACTTAGATGGACATCTGACACGATGTGGTATATTTGATGAGTATTCTGCGAGTAGTTATAGTTATGATTTCTTTGCTTCGGAAGCTATACTTCCAGGAGCAAACTTTGATATGACAGAGCAACCTGGATCTTATCAAGGTATGTTGGAGTATGCTCCTACAAGAAGAATATGGCCTGACTTTGAAGTAAGTTACTATATTGATAAAGATTATAATCTTCTTCGTTTATTTGAAGAGTGGATGAATTATATTAATCCATTGTATAATGATAGAGGAAAATATATTGGTGGTTCAAATGCACAAGCAGGATTTTCAGAACACAATTCTTATTATAGAATGAAGTATCCTGGAAAATACAAAAGAACGATAGCAATTACAAAATTTGAAAAAGATTTTTGGAATAATCCAAATGACATACAGGCTGGCCAGATTGCACAACAGATGATATCATATCAATTGGTTGATGCATTTCCAAAACAAGTTACTGCAGTACCAGTAACCTATGATGGTAGTACTGTTACTAAAGTCACAGTTATATTTGGATACACTAGATATATTACTCATAAAGGTAATGGAAATAAGACTTCTGCTTTTGGTAGCACCAGTAACGCTGGAAAGAATAGGAACTATAGGGTGAATAGATACCTTCCACCTTCTATAGATCTTGAGTATACTCAAACCCAAGGAGACCTGACTGACGCTGAAATAGAACAAGAAGCACATGAGTGGGGCCCGAATGGTCAACCAACTGCATCAGAGACAACAAGAGGAAGAGAATATACTTTCTCAAATGATTCTATTGCAGAGGAACGTACAGCAAACGGTGAAGTAGTAATTCAAAATAAATCAACTGATAGATATAGAATTGATCCTGGTTCCATATAACCTCCCTATATAAAATACTGAATAACATATTATGCCTTTACCTAAAATAACTACCCCCACATATGAGTTGGTCTTACCATCGACTGGGAAGAAGATAAAATATAGACCGTTCCTTGTAAAGGAAGAAAAGGTTTTGATTCTTGCATTAGAAAGTCAGGATCCAAAACAGATTACAAATGCAATCAAAACAACATTAAAAGATTGTATTCAGACTCGTGGAGTTAAAGTTGATTCTTTACCTACATTTGATATTGAATATATCTTTTTGAATGTACGTGGTAAATCTGTAGGAGAAGCACTTGATTTAATTGTTACCTGTCCTGATGATGAAGAGACAACTGTTCCAGTTAAAATTTATATTGATGAGATAGAAGTTAAGAAGGATAAGAATCATAAGCAAGATATATCTCTTGATGCAAAACTTATTCTTAAGATGAAGTATCCATCCTTGGATGAATTTATAAAAGAGAATTTTGATTTTGATACTAGTAATTCTTCTGCTGTAGAACAATCATTTGATGTGGTTGCATCATGTATTGAAATGGTATACGATCAAGAAGATGCATGGGCAGCAGCAGATTGTACTAAGAAAGAACTTAGTGAATGGGTCGAGACATTGAGTTCCCAACAGTTTAAAAAGGTTGAACAGTTTTTTAACACTATGCCTAAGTTATCTTATACAGTTAAGGTAAAAAATCCGAAGACTAAAGTTGAGAGTGAAGTTGTACTGGAGGGACTGTCAAGTTTTTTCGGGTAAGTATGGCTCATATTGATCTTGAGTCATACTATAAGTTAAATTTTTCTTTGATGCAACACCATAAATACAGCTTAACTGAGATTGAAAACATGATGCCTTGGGAAAGAGAAGTATATCTCGGACTCTTAAATCAATACATTGAAGAAGAGAACTTAAAAGCACAACAGGCAAACAATTAAATGGCAATATCGTCTTCCGTCATTTCTTCCTTTTCAGCACCTAAGAGAACAGGTGTTATGTCCTCTCGATTTATAAGAGGGAGGCAGTCTAATGTTGGGACTTTGATTAAGAATATATCTTCTCCCAAGAGTACTGCATCAAATTTTTTAAACGTTTTTGGATCGGAAAAGACAGAGAAGACACTTGGAACTAATGTAAAGACATTAAGGAATACTCTTTTAGATACTTTTGATATTGCTAGAGTATTGGTAACAGCAATTAAAGAAATATCAAATGCACTTAGGTCATTAAATTTAAGTGGAAGTACTGGTGGTAGTGGTTTAGTTGGTAGAGGACTTCAGACTGCTGGAACAGTAGCAGTTGGTGGTGGTATGGCTCGTGGTATTAAATCTTTATTCAAACGTAGTAAGGTTGCCTCACCTAATGTTACTGGAGATGTTCCCAATAAACCTTCTACTAGATCAGCACCATCCAGTAATTTGAGAACAAAGACACCAAACAAAGCTAGTGGTTTCTTTCCAAGATTAAAAAGGATGACCAAATCTAAATGGTTTATACCTAGTGTATTGGGAGGTGCTTTATGGTGGTTTGGTAATAGTCTTCAAGCATCTGAAAATCAACCAGAAGGTTCATTATCTGGGTTAAGTTCGAGTGTGGATAAATTTTCTAGTGCTATTGCATCATTAAAAAATGAAAAGGGTAATAAAACATTAAATAAAAATTCAAGAATAATTTTTGATAGATTAGTTGCTGGTGGTCTTACCGAGACTGCAGCTGCAGGAATAATTGCAAATCTTGGAGTTGAATCTAATTTCGATCCATCAACAGAGCAACTTAATGGTGGACCAGGAAGAGGTCTTGCACAATGGGAGAAGGGTGGAAGGTTTGATACTGATCCAATTAACTTGGTAGACTTTGCTAAGAGTAAGGGAAGAAATTGGGATAATTTAGAAACTCAAATTGATTTTATTCTTCATGAGATGTCTGTACATCCAGAATATGTTTCTGTAAGGAAAGAATTAAATGCTGCATCATCTATAAGTGAAGCAACTAAAATATTTTTAAGTAAGTATGAAAAAGCAGGTATCCCACATCTAGATAGAAGATTATCTATTGGTGCTGAGATTAAAGAAGCAGGTTGGTTGACGAAACCACAAGTAAATAAATTTGTTGTTCCTACTGAAGATGGTAAAAAAATTATTATAATGCCATTTCCTGGTCCTCCACCACCAATACCAGATGATATGCAACAAAATCAATCTAATATGACTATACCTACTTCTGGAGGAGGTGCTCCTGATCTTGCTTTCTTATCTACGAGTAAGTCTGATAGTTTTGGGTCTCTTGAAAGTAGAATGATTTATAATATAGTTGGGTAAGTAATATGACAGTACTTGTAACTAGAGATAGGATAATAAAAAAATCTAGGACTATAAAAACTAGTCCTTCTCTTGTATCAGTTAAGACATTAAAGTTTAATAGACAACCCGATTATAATAAACTTGTTAATTGGATTTCTTCTAGTGATAGAGCATTAAAGAAAGTAAAGTTACCAAAGAAAAGAGACTTACAGGGATTATCTAGTTTAGTATCAGATAGTGTTGCTGATATTGCTTCGGTAGCTTTCTTTTTGGATCTTGAAAAAACAACAGAAAAAATTGGAGGAGGAAGTAAACTTTTAGGTGGACTTTTACTTGGTACTGGTATTGGTGGTGCTGCTTTGGGTACCTTGTCTGGAATAAAAAGATTCCCAAAATTATCTACTAAATTGTCTTCTAGTCTTGCTAAAATTTTTAGAAGAAAACCAATTACTAATCCGTTTGATTTTGATCCCCAGAACATGTCAAGAGCAAAAGCAGATGCTTTTGCTGATATGGCAAGTGATGCTCGCATGGGTAAAGGTCCAATGAGGGGTACCAATAGAACTAGACCTAAAGTTACTAGTAAAGCAAAACAGATTGGTGGTCAAACAATTGATGTTACAGCAGAAGTTATCCCATCTGTAGCAAAAAAAGTATCCAATACAAAAGTTGCTAAACTAGGAGTTAAGGGTGGTAGTAAAGGATTTGGTGCTCTTCCTCTCATTGGAAACTTGTGGGATTTGGGTTCTGCTGTGTATCGATTTAATGATGGTGATACTGTTGGTGGAATGTTATCATTGGGTAGTGCTATTCCAAT